CACATCAATCGTGGTATATGGAGGGGGATTTGCAGCCTTCTCCTCTAGCTCCTCCGTAGTCCACCCAGCCAGATTTACCCTATGCTCACAGCCTGCAAGCAAGCCATTCTCCACCGTCGCCTTTAGCACAATCTCCCTATTCGTAGGAGACCCAACAAGCCTGATACTATCAAGCTGCGTCTGGGAGATACCCACAATCGGGTTATTCCCCCAGGCACACCAAATCCAAATGCCAGGCTCACTCGTTTGGGGATGATTGTAGTAAATGCCCCTTATTGCTGGCATACCCCTCACCTTCCCACCGGACCGTCATACTTATCGAGAAGTGGCTGCCTCAAGTCTCTTACAACAGCCCGCACATTGCCAGGCACGAAGCGTTTGGTAGTGCGCTGTAGTCCCTCCGCGTAGTCGGGCTCCAGGGCAACCTCACCACCCCGTGCCTTGAAGACCTCAGCCAAGACCAAATCTACTAGCAAGTCCATGTCCTCACCCGGAATGGAGGACGCCTCGTCCATCGCCAAGGAGTGAACGGCAGCATACTCCACAGTAATCTCAATTCCGCTAGCAGCTGGTGTCGGCCAGAGACGCAACTGACTACCGACTTTCTCCCACCTCCCCCGTAAGCGCTCAGCGTAGGTACTGCGCTCAATGTCGTCGATGACCCGCGTAGAGGGTTGGTGGTAGCTATACGGGTTCTCTACCTGCTTCAGCCACGGGTACTCCCTGTCCGTGTACAAGGACCCCAAGGGCCAGTACTCTGTGTCTATCACGAGTGCACAATCCGCAGGCAAATCATAGTCTTGCTGGTCAACCACAGTCTCGAAGCTAGTACTCTTGACCTCAGGGTTGTAGCGACTGTATAGACGCACAGCGGCATCTATAAACCGGTCTAGAGCATTGGGGTCCAGCTCCTCCATCGTATATCGATCTCTAACTCTCGTAGTGACCTCTCCACGCTTCATAGTGGATAACCTTTCTCCTCACAGATCCTCTCTATATCGGGGTTCATTACCAAACAACGCTCTAGGTGGGCCCTAAGGGACGGAACGTCGCCGAAGCGTCCCAGCAAAGGCCGAATCACCCGCTCGTAGCGTTTCCGCTGCGCAGCATGTATCGAGGCCGGCTTACGGTGAGTGACGACATAGCCAGTCTGTACTATGCTCCCTACGTCCTTGCCAGCCAGACCCAGCGGAGCATGCGTTGCGTGAGGAAGCATAGAGTACTGCACAGAGGGGAGCACCCGGAACAGACTGTACCACTCTATCTCCTCCAGAAGCACATCGTCAATATAGGCCACCTTGCGTACTGTATATGCCATCACGTCTGGCCGGTTGACCAGCGTACGCAAGTCCTCTACTAGACGAGACTCAGGCTCCTCATCGGGATCGCACGTGAAGACCCAATCACTCTCGGTGAGAGCCAATGCCACCCTCCTGTGAGGGGCTGCATGCTTGTAGAGCCGTCCAACATGTACCCGAGCCTTAAACTGACGAGCCACTTTCAGGCTGCCATCACGACAGCGCCCATCATGCACAACTACTACCTCGTCCACGTTGGGAGCACATAGCTCCAGTAGCTGTCTCAGACCCTCCTCCTCGTTGCGGACTACAACGTTGAGTGCTACTGTTTTCGTCACTTCCCCCCTCGCTTTCTCAAGAAAAATACCATTGCACTACGCCTACCCTCTACCGGCTGCACAGGGGGAGGGGAAACTATGTACTCCCAGCCTGCAGGCTCCACAACGCGTTCGTTGAATGTCTCGTTGCTATACAAGCGGCTGTTAGGCCGCGACTCTTGAGGACATCCCCAGTCAACTGTACCGGAAAGTACTCCACCCACTTTGGTCACGCGATGTAGCTCCCTAGAGGCCCTGGCGTCGTCCTCTATATGCTCGAACACAGACCAGCACGTAATCAGGTCAAACTCGTAGCTGTGGATAGGTAGCTCAAGGTTGCATATGTCCATTTTGTGGACTTCTATAGGACGCCCCCCGTGTAACTGCAGCTCCTGCGACCACTCCTCGAAGGTCAGCTGCCCCGGAGTACGGCTTACCTCCTCCCAAACTCCGCTGTCGACACACACTACCTGCCCGGCTCTCTGTGCAAGCCAAACGGGAGTGTACGACCTCATCGACCCAGCATCGAGCACGCGGTCTGTCTCGCAGAGATCAAGATGCCGTAGCACAGTCCAGTATTCCCAGCCCCGGAAATACGGCCAGCGATTCTGGTGCGGAACGTGTACCAGGGACATAAAGGCCATACTGAACCGTCCCAGCTCGGGACGCATCTTCCCCCAGCCCATATACCACTGAACGTCCTTCATATTGCGAAGTCTCATCCCGCTCCTCAGTAGTGAGTCTTACACCTAGCACACAACGGGATGGCGCGCTTCCACCCTGCATTGTGCAATCGTCGTACACGCTCAAACCTCTCCGACCCCCAAACCTTCCTAATGCCATTCTTAAACACGTTCCCTAGAGCCACGCTTCCACTGTAGTCTACACAGCATATCACTGCCGTGCCATCGACCTTTACTAGAAGAGTACTAAAGGGCTGCAAGCAAGGATCAGTAGTCGACCCATCACGTAGAGCCGGCTCTCTGCCCTCTCCGCCCATACCGTTGCAGTTCAACCACGAAACCACATCTACACCTTCGATGGCAGACCAAAGGTCGTAAAACTCCCTGTGCTTTCCCAGCGTACGCTCTGTGATAGTCATATGAGTCCGTACACGACACGGCCGGCCCAGGGAGTTATTGAGCTCTACGAAGTCCTTGATATTAGCTACGACCTCGTTATACCTTAGGCCCCTACGTACATACTCAAAGCTCTCCGCGGTAGCACCGTCTATGCTAAAGGACACGTAGCTCAGCCCTGCGTGGAGTAGACCTACTGCCATCGCGGGCGTCATTAGCGACCCGTTAGAAAAGAATCCCACCGGGGTTTCGGGCCCCAAGACGTCTCGCACTTTAGCTACCCGGGCAACGATGTGTGGGTCGAGTAGGGGCTCCCCATAAAAGGACAGCTCCACTCGGTCCATTTGCTTCTCTACACATTCGTCAATCAGTCTCTCAAAACTCGGTATGTCCATTACCAGCCCTGACAAGTCAGCCTTTGTTCCGTGAGGACATGTAATACATTGGGCATTGCACCGAGTAGTGGTCTCAAGCACTAGCCCGACAGGAAACGTACAGGTCTGCCTACGCATCTTACTTCCAGGCATGAGCCACCATTCTCCCGTAGTCGCTCCCAGGTGTGTGAGGGTAAACACCTCCCTGCTCTACCCTGCTAAACCCTACAGCCTTTAGCATCTCCACGACCGCTTCCGGGTTAGGGCACCAGGGCAGTCCCCCACAGGGCCTTACCCAGTCGGGATAGAAACGCAGTACCGGCTCTGTGTCCCTTATACGGTCCACGCGGGTCTCTACGATCAGATGATCCCCCGTTACCCCGCTTACCTTCTCCAAGGCGAGAAGAGGATGCCAAAGGTGATAGAGGACTCCCAGGAATAGGACCAGGTCGAAGGTTCCTATCTCCGCCGGGTCCAGATCTTCCACGTCGATCGTTGCATCTTCGACGCTAGACCCTAGTGTAGCCCGTGCGAAATCAAACCCTGCTCTGATGTCCTTCCCCGGATAAACCCAGATATCGACTGCTAGCACCCTTTTCGCTCCCCTCCTCTCCGCCTCGAACGAAAAGAACCCGTCATACGCTCCAATATCAAGAACGGTCTTGCCCTCCAATGACGATGGCATCTCCAGTCGTGCTAGCTTCATGGGCGAATCATCTATACCGGGAGTGATCACTCCCTGACCCAGGTCAATGCGGTGAAACCAACTGATCTTCTTAACTGCTTCTTGAAGTGTCATTTCTTCACCGCCGTAACTACTAGTTCCTCCTCCGTCCTAAGCCACTCCGGGCGACGGAGGTCATCGCGGCGCTCTACATCGACGCAGCCATGATATGTTAGCTGACTACGCAGCCACTCCCAGTCCAGACACGTGAAGTGCGTATCGTAGTCTGGATCGGTCTGTCCCCCATACAACAACTGCACTGCTCGCAAGTAGCCCAGTCTCTTCGTCCGATAGTTCCTACAGACGAACTCGAAGTCCGGGCACTTGATAGTAATCTTGCCCCCTGGCTTCAGCACACGTATCCAGTCCGTAAGTACCTTAGAAACTACATGATAGCTAAAGTGCTCTAGAACGTGCGCTGCATAGATCTCGTCGACGTAGTTATCAGGAAAAGGCAGGGGCTTCTTCAGGTCGTGGATGATGTCTGGGTTGAACTTTGGCTGGATGTCGACATTCAGAAAACCAGCTATCCTCCCCGAGCCTGAACCAACGTTGAGCCTTATTGGCCCGGCCGCCTCCATCTGAGGGGGTACAGGACGTCCGTCCTCAGCCTTGTCTACCCCACCTTGAATCGCAATCAAATGCTCGTCGCCAACCTCTCTAGCAAACTGTCGGTAGAACTCATTCGTCCGCTCCTGGCGGGCACCAGGCTTGAAGTGCTCCAGAAGTAGTGACTTCGGAGCCATACTGCACCTTAACGGGCTGCGGACAACTTTCACGGGCCTCTCGTGTAGCGCTCCCTGGTAGACAAACGCCCCGCGCCTGAACAACCTCAGGTGAGCTTCGTAGTCCCGCTTTGGCAAAAGCTCTCCATCGATGCGATTTTCGCGCCACATGAGTAGCCCCTCTGTGCTTGGAGGAGCCGAGTGAACCCACTGCCGTATCCAGTTCATTAGCTCCTGATAGGGCCTCTCGTCCGCGTCGAGTACAAGAATCCAGTCACCCGTAGCGTAACTGAGTCCAAAGTTGCGCGTATCTGCGAAACTACCCTGGAGTTCCCTATATAGGAGCTTTCCCCCGTAGCGTTCTACTATCTCGGGGGTCGAGTCCTTACTACCAGTGTCGACCACCACAAGCTCGTCGATCCAGGAGATTACAGAGAACAGAAGGTCTTCGAGTAGCTCCTCCTCGTCCTTAACAATCATACACAAGGAGATACGCTCTCCCTCCTTCGCGCCGTAGAAGTTAATTCCTACTTTAGGGGCCGCCACACTCCCTCCCTCATCCTTCCGTGGTGCTTAACCACGTATCCTCGAGAGCCATCGTCTCTCTTCACCCAGCCTAGGATATACCAATTGTTACTAGGCCCCCCGTAGTACTCAATCCGGGGAACCAAGAAAGACGATAGAATGTCCAGCCACTGCTCAGCTCTCATTAAGTGCTCGTCACCCACATCGCGTCTTGGATAGTGCACTGAGGGTACCGAGAATAGAGCGGCGTCAGCCATCTCAAGCAACCTGGTCATAATCTTTGGGACCTCAAGTGGCGAGAAATGTTCTAAGACTCCAACGCTCACACAAACATCGCGGGGCCCGAGACCCAGCTCGCGACCCAAGCGATAAGGGTGCACAGCTACTACAGGCCCTGGAACGGAGAGCCCAGCCAAGTTGAGCCTGGTCATCTCGAACGCATCGCCTGGCTCCGTAACAAGAGTGTACACATCGTAGCCAGAGTTAGCCATCACCGCGTGAGGCGAGCCTCCACAGTTGCCAATACTGAATACCTGCTTTGGAGCCGGATAACGCTCGCTAAGTCTTTTGTAAAAGTGCTCGTGAACTTTCTTGTGACTCCTTGCAGCCCCCAGTCCGGTGCGTACTTTAGACTGAGGTTTCGGTTTTGCTTGCTGGGGGGAAAGCCTATCTAGAGTAAGCATTAGTTGCTCCGCTGCAGCCAGCGGGCCATGCATCTCCGCGAACCACTGTGCCCCCTTCTGGGCCTTTGCATACGCTCTCTCCCTGTGCTTATACACCCACTTCATCACGTCGGCTGCGTAGTCCCAGTCAGGAATGGCCCAGTTACCTCCAAGCGGCGACTCCTCCCAGCGATCCGTCGGGACGGGCCACATGTAGTGCTTGTCGCAGAACTCGCGCAGACCCGTATTATGGGCTACTATGGTAGGTACGCTAGCTGCAACGGCCTCTCTAGGAGGCATCCCAAAACCCTCACCTTTAGATAAGTACAACATGCAGTCTGCGTCGTCCAAATACTGACGCATTTCAGATTGCAGCCACGTAGCGTTGACTACCTCCACCCTGGGGTCCTCTAGTCTGGGGAGGTTTGCTGCTCCGATACCAAAGTGGCCGGAACGTGTTTTGAACCGAATACGAACATCGGGGTACGTACTCTTCGGAAAGACTTTCTGGAAGAGCTCGAGGGTCTCCAGCGGCGACTTCCTCCCCGATAATGTGGCATACGATATAAACGTGAACGTATCCTTTGGCTCCTTCTGCTTGGCATGTAGGTATCCCTCGTGAACAGCTAAAGGTACCACATCGATAGGCACCCCGGCGAACTTCGAGAAAACCTCTCGGCACCACTCACTAGGCAATATGAGCCTATCAACCGCGTTGCAGTGATGACGCCACTCTGGATGTCTTATGAGTGGATCTGTAGTCTCGTACATTGTTATGCCAATCTTATACGGCGTCGGCAGCTTGTGGAACTCCCCAGGAGTCGCCATACAGATACCCACGCGGTATAGGTCGTCCAAGGGCCTCTTTAGGAGCTCGACCACATGGGGCCTAAGCCCGTGCGTGACCAAAAACCAGCAGTTGCGTACAGCGAGCTGAATCCCAAGCTGAAGTAGCGAGTCAACCATGTTCTCAGCTGCTGTGGCGTAGCCATCTCCAATTGAGAACGGCGACAACCACAGGAGGGTGATAGTACCCTGCTCATCACGCCACAGGTACATGTCATCCGCGTCTAGAGGCAGCTCGAGATCTACGATGCCCGCCTTGAGTAGGCTGAAGGCCATCGCCCGGGGGATCTCAGCTCGACCCCCCGGACTAATGGTTATGTTACCTACAACCTGGGTTGCGTCGTATGACGCATAGATGAGTGGCATGAGTTGAATCGGGATGTAGGGTGCAAATACGTACCCAGTGTCGGTCTGGCTCCTAGGATACACGCCGACGATGGCCTTGTTAGCGTTGATTACCGGAGTACGGTAGATATCCCAGTGGCTCGCGTACACGCCCTCGAACTGTGTGCCCACGTCGCGTACACGCTGCTCCCGGCTTGCGCGCCCAGGAGCTGGCTTCCAGTCGGAGCCCTTGGTGATATACTTGTAGATGTTACGGCCACAGACGACCCAGTCGGTCTCCCTATAGCGGTTGCCGTAGATCAGGTCATCGGCGTCAACGATCGCGTGGTACAGAGTTTCGTACCACTCCTTGGCTATGTAGCCAGAAGCGACGGTTTCATCCCAGTTCACGTTACCTGCGCCTGCGCCGTTGAGAATCTCGTTCAGTACACGCTGGTCCAGCTCTCGTAGGATCTCCTGCGCGCACTGATTCACCAGCTCGCCCGGTACGTCCAGACCCAAAGCACCCCTGGCGTCCTCCTGCACCTCAGTTGACCACACAGCACCCAGTATATCCTTGATAGCGGTGACAGTGTCACTGGTTATGGTCATCTTGATCTGCTTGGGGACGGAGTCCTCCGAGCCTAGAGCATAGTCGGAGTCAAGCACGGTTACGCTCTCGCCGGTTCCCTCGCGCTCGAAGTCCTGGTAGAAGATCTGAGCAACGCCTCCAGACGACAAAGGCATCGGCTGGATGGCAGCGATCTTGGTAGCGATCAACTGCGGGAAGACCTTACGAACGATCGGCAGGGCGTACCGCACAGGGAGGGCCACGTCAGTGGTTCTCGTAGCCTCTAGGACCCCCTGAGAGGCTGCCTGCTGGTTCTCGAAGAGCAGTGCCATAGGCTCCCACAGATGCGCGGAAATGGCTGGCACACCTCGCTCTTCGTCAGCCACAAGTAGCCACTTCCACTTCTTCACTAGACCCTGGCGATAGGCGCGCATGGCCTTCTGGTAGTCCTCGTAGGTGTCACTCTCCTTCAGGATGAAGAAGGGAATTTGTCTCTCTTCGCTCATGATGTTCTCCTCCTCTTTACTTAGGTTTAGGTGGCAGCTAGCCTTTTGATCTCCGCTTGTTCCTCTGTGAGAGACTCCCTGTCTTCATCCTTCTGCTCGGTAGTTAGCTTTGCCTGCCCCTTTACTGTGGTAACTGCGTCGTCCTCAAGGTTCAGACTGGCTAGATACTCCACACGAGCCGCCGCCGCAACTTCCGGCAGGGCCTCCTCAATATCCTCCTTACTTTTGACCTGCTTGTCGCGGAGCTTCCCGGCGATAAGCACTCCCACGCCGGTCTGGGCGGCCTTTTCGATCTCGAGCTCGAGCGCCAGCTGCGCTACTTGGGTATCTCGTTGCTCGATCTCTCCTTGGAACTGCCCCGGTATCTCCTCGACCTTCGTCTGCAGTTCGGTAACCCGGGTGTTAAGTACAGTCATCAAGTCAACTGCATACGCATCTAGCAAGTCCTGGCGGTTCTCCTTCAGCTGCTCTAAAGTCAGCTCTTCCCAGTTCATGCTTTCTTCCTCCTCATCCCAGATTGGTGCTTCCTCGAGGATGCGGTCCACGCCCGCTCCTACGATGCCAGCGGCCTCGCAGAAGTCAATACCTACGATGACACCGTCTATCATCTCCTCGACTTCTTTACCGTCGAGCTTACGTATCTTGGAATTGACGTCGTGAAACCTTACCGAGGTTGCGCACATGACGCCCCTGCGAACCAGCACCTGCATATCTTTACCCTCAGCCGTCGGGACGATCACACCCGTGTACTTAATACGATCGCCCGAGCGGCTAAGGTCCTCCACCTTACCAATCGGCACGCCCGTAGGCAGAGAGAAGAGGGAACCTACGGCCCTGCCGTGCCGACTAAAGACCGTGACATTGACGTTCGGTTCCTTTATACGGTCTCTCGTACGCTCCATAGCACGGTCGTTGAACCCGGCTGGGTAGTAACGCCGGTTATGACTAACGATGTTATCGATCAGCGCCGTACCTTCATAGCTCAGCTCCCCGCTCTCTCGCTCCTCGAGCACTGTGAACTCACTCTCGACAATGTCGAGCATAATTTCCTCTTCCTTCTTCACCCACTTACCTCCCTTTCCCTTACGATACTGTCGCTTCACCGCACTCCAAGCGACCTTACGAGCGGTCACCTCGTTGCCGTACTGCTTGAGCGCGTTGTTGAATGCCTTCCTGTAGATCGTCTGGGCTGCCGGTGGCAAAACGTTCCGAACGTTAGCTGGCAGACTCTTGTTGTTGCTGTAAGGCATTCTGCACCTCCTTGGCTACTCTCTCCCACTCTCGACGGTCCATGTTTAACAACCGCAAGGCGGAGTACTCTCGATCGACTATACCTAAGTCTATCAAATGCCTAATGGCCCGGGCCTTATTGTAGAGCACACGGCTCTCGTCCAGCTCGTCTGTCCGTGAGGGGCTAGGCCAGCGCACCTCGAACTCCACGTCAGCTGGGTTCATACCTTGCAAAGCGAGAGACAAGGCTACCGTCTGGGTTATACCCCAGCCCAGTAAGGCTTGCACACGTCGGATCGTCCGTGTGAAGCGCCGGTCCATCATTAACAGAGTCGCTTTTGCATTTATGTCCCGCTCGAGACCCAAGTACGCCTTGGGCACTCGTAGTGACGTAATTATCTTGTTCTGGTAGTACTCGATAGCCGACAGGTTCGTGAACGCTGTGCGACTAGTATCAAGCACCTTAACGTCAGTAACTCCCTCTTCGAGACGACCCCCCCTCTCGTGGAAGCCCTTCCCGATGTAAATGTCTTTTACGACGGACAACTGCTCAACCCCAAGTACCCCGGAAGCGACCTTACGGGTGGCCAACTTGCGCTTAAACTCTTCGATGTAAACTTCAGCCTCTCGTGGGGACTTGCCAGTGACATCCAGGATGAACAGCAACCGCGCAAACGCTCTGGTCAGCCAATTGATGACTAGCGACTCCTCCATGGCACGCATCTTCTTCCACGGCGTACGTGCCGTGTACAGAAGCGAGCGGCCGTATGCATTCCTGCCACGCCTGTTCCACCGCATGTGCAAAATCTGCCATGGGTAGAAGCCTGCAATGAACGTCGGATGGGTACTAGGGTTGGCATACTGTTCGAATGCCCACTCACCTACCTCAGTACCTCTCATCAACAGTCCCTGGAGGTCCTCATTGCGGACCATCGACTCCGGGGGCATAGACATGAGCCGCACTATATGCAGGGTCTTCCTGTGGACCACGTTCTGCAGGAAGTTATCTCCATACAAGAGGGTCTCTCGAGCCACACCGAACGCCTTATCACCCCACCCAGCACGCTGGATGGACTCAACGATGAAATCCTGCACTCCCCGTGGAGGCTCGGGTGCTGGAAAGGAGATCCGGAAGGATTTCTGCTCCCCACGCTCGGCATTAACGGCCTCATCGGCGAGTATGTCAAGGGCAGCCTCGACTTCGTCGACAGTATCCTCCATCTCTTCTGCGTTCTTGTACACGTCCAGACGCTGTTTTGAGACCTTGACGAATGCCTCTGTCCACTTCCCAAAGAGGTCGACGTCGGTCGCGCCCGTCGTTGTAGTGTCCTGCACAGGAGGAGGTGCGGGTAGGGGGCCACGAGTTCCAATGCCTAGCACGCGGCGCCTGATGCGGTTCAGCAGACTCCTAGGGGGAGGTGCTTGCTCTATGTTGTTGCTATCCTCGGGTACCACTGACTCTCCTTTTGGGTCACAATCCCTAAGCCCTTACACTCAGGGCAATGCTCACTCATGCCTCTGCAGACGGGGCAGACGGTTGGAACTTCTACCTCAGTCTCTGCCTGCTGCCCTTGAGGGACTCCATACTGATACGTCTCCCCGGTAATCATGCCAGGGTCGTCGCCTCCGATGTAATCACGCGCGAGCTTGTAAGCACCCTCTAGAGCATCGGGGCCATCGTCGCTTGCAGCCATGGGCCACTCCTGCAGCTGTTTGTGTAGCTCCCACTGCTTGCCCTGCTCGAGCAGAATGTATTCGTTCTGTAAGGGCGCCTGCAGGGACTGGATCCTTAGCTCCTTATTGCCCACTACTGGTAGGGGCATAACATCTAGATACACGTTGGCCTGCTGTGCTGCGTCCCTCAAATCTGGTCCAAGCAGTACCTGGAAGCTGTGCGCTTCGAGCCCAAACCGGGCGAACGGGTAGATGCGTGCCCACTCGATGATATCGTGGATGATCACGTCAGGCAGTCGGCGTGTTATGTCGGCTTCCAGCACGAACATTTGTCCCGTCGGGGCCTTAGCCAGAACAATGATTGCAGAAGGGTGACTACTCGGCGTTCTGCCCAGCGATGGGTCCAGGAACCCAAAGATGGCACAGGCGGACTGAGGAACCTGCACTCCCCTGCCTAGTGGGATCAGCCAGATCTCACCGTCGCGCCACTCCCTACGGAAGTGCCCAATCTTGTCGAAGAAGAGGTCCTCCTCCGAGAAGGGCTCGTTCTGGAACTCTCCGGCGAACGAAGCTGTACCCTCTATGGCACGGATCTTCATCAGCTCGTAGTACGGATACCGCTGTGGCCAGAGTACGACGGCCCCCTCCATCATCTCTTCACGGCGTTCGTCGAAGAACGTCTGCGCGTGGGCGTTCGAGTCTGGATCGGCAGGGTTCATTAGGATTCCCTGCCATATGTCCCAGAGGTCCCGGCGCTTTGCAAACTGCAGGACAGCCTTGTACTTTCTTGACCTAAACAGCGGGTTGGCCAGAACGTGGATCAGGAGGGCATCGTAGTGCAACAGCGTGCCCTGGCAGACGTACTTGGTGTCTGGGCTGCCTGCCTTCAGCGCGGATCGGAAGAACCATTCCCGCTGCAGCTCACGGCCTCGTTCGCTCTGGACTGAGATCAAGTTCTCCAAGTCGTCGAAGATCATCAGGTCGGGCCGGAACTGTCTGAACTTCCGACCGCGGATCTTCATCCGCGTGCCCAAAGCTTCCAGGCAGCACTCGTTTGCAGTCTCGATGTGCTCTTCCTGCCACTTCGAGCCCCTCAGGTCGCCAAAGTCCTCCAGGAGGCGCTCGTTACTTTCTACCTCCTTCTTGATGGTGGCCAAGTGCCCCTTTGCCTGATCGTGGCTGTCCGCAAGGAGTAGTATGTAGCGGCGCTTCCTGAAGTACACAACCCACATAGGCAGGCCTAGATTGGCCCATGTAGTCTTACCATGGTCTCTCGGCCACGCGTTGGCATAGTAAGCGCGCCCAGAGGTGCCCATCAGTTCGTTCATGTCCTGGGCGAACTCGTCATGCAGTGGTGCGTTTGGAAGGTTGAAGTGGTGAGGCAGATAGAAGTGACAGAAGAAGTTCATATCTAGCTCGGCCAGTTGCGTACGGAAGTTGCGGTCCACTGGACGGTCGGCTAGACCATGGGCCTCAATCTGCTCAGGCGTGAAATATTTTGTTAAGGTGCTAGCTATAAGCACGCGATCGCTCGCGGTTAGCTCCATTATGGTGCGTTGCTTTCCTTGAGTATGTCACCAATAGTGGGTAGCTTGTCCAGGTGAGCCTTGATATCCAACTGAAGTGGTTCCGTGGGTAGCTCCCCGACCTCCTGTTGGAGCTTGGCGAACTGTAGCAGCATCTTATACTGCTCCCTCATTAGCTGGGACACCTTGGACGTCATAGCCTGAGGGTTCTGCTCTTCGGTCAGTAACGCAGCACTGAGACGCTCCTCCCCGATGCGGATTAGGCGGGCAAGGTCTCCCAGGGCGTCAATCCTGACATCCAGCTTCAAGAGGCGCTCACGCAGACGGGGCGTGGGCAGAAAGTACACCGTGGGGATCTCCTCAAGAAACTCCTTGATGTCGCGTGTCGGAATGGTTAGCTCTTGGGTCTTGTATAGATGGCGGGAGATGCGTGCCGGGGACCACCCCGAACATATCATATCGAAAATGTCTTGCGCCAGCTCGGGAGGCTCGCGCAGAGACGCGACCTGGGTTTCCGGTAATTCGGGGAACTTAGTCATCGTGCGTCCATTATACTAGGCTTTGGTCTCACGGAGCTAAACTTTACCAACCTTTAGTCAAGTTTTTTATCTATACCATACTAACTTATATAACAAACTTTAGTAAAGAAATATGTACAGGAAATGTTAGATTAGTTATAAAAAGTTCGTTATATGAAATCGTTGATTTTTTGAATGAAATGAAGTATAATATATATAATGAACGAAAATTCAAAATTCTTCAAAATAAGAAGAAAGAAAGAGAGGTTTGTGAAGN